ATGTTGTCTCTGTTTCACTTTGTTATTCCATTATAAGTATTAAAAAATATCTGACAGAAATTTGGGCACAGTAAACATGATAAAATTAAGCTATACTGAATTTAATGTTAGGATTACTGATGGTAAACATTATGTTTGTCATAAAATTATTCAATGTATTACATTGTGTTTCTGTTTCGGTATATGTGCATGGTTTTTTCGTTTTTCAGGGGTAAAATGATATATAAATACATAATCTTGTTAAAAATAAGGTGTTCCAGGATATTCGATTCGTTGATTTTAATGTCATTTATTCGGCCCTCGTTCAGAAGATGTCGCTTGTTGTGCCAGGCATAAGGCTGTGATTCATATAGGCTGAACTGGAGAGCGGCAACGCAATATGTTTATTGAGCCTCAGGGCTTCCTTGCGAAACTCAGGAGTGTGTTGTTTACGGGGCTTCTTGTTGGTTGATGCTGATTTTGTCATGTGAGTCACCTCTGGTTGAGAGTTTACTCACTTAGTCTCGTTGGGGCGGATCACTTCGTCTGTCCTGAACTGGCAGGATTTTAACGTTGATTCAGATCACAGATAAGCGTTCCAACTAAAAGCATTGGGTGCGGGGGGTGTTGTCATCTGGTGAACGTGTAAAAATCCCATAGCTGATTAAGACCGAATCGTTATGAGTTAAAAATGTTATAATTCATGCGGTCAGGAGAACTAATAATAAGAGGAAAACTTGCCCGAAATCTGTCCGAATTAAAACGGAAAAAGTGATAACTAATTGAATCTATTAGAACGCAACGGAACGTATTTCAGACGATAAAATAGTAGTTTTTTTGTTTAACTATATGAATTTAAAGTGGAATTTTTATTTTTGGCGAGAACAGGAATCGTATTCGGTCTCTTTTTATTTTTCTTATAAAACAGTCACTTACGATCAATGATCCGAAATTTTCCGAAATTTTCCGAAATTTTCCGAAATTTTTCCGAATTTCTGTATTCCGGTCTTTTTGGTTATATCACAATCAAATTAAATTTAACATTTATTTCACAACGAAAATTGGAGTATTAGAGCATCATATAAGCTTTATCATCACGCTCATCGAGATAGAGTTTCGTGGTGTTCGCTGATGTGTGGCCCAGGAGTTTTTGGGCGAACACCTCGCCGTGCTCGTTTTTGTACAGCCGCCCGGCCAGACTTCGGATCTCGTGAAATGTCGGTGGATTATTGCTGAAGTTAACACCGGAGGCTTTTTCTTGCTTTTACAAATTTCTTTGTCAGCCCATCCGGGTGAATATTCCCGGTCGGGCTATTTTTCCTGATTCCGGCACTGATCATGAAATCATTTCTGCTTACCAGCCGGCAGCGATCGATTACCGTTCCCAGACGTAACTCCGTCGCCCGAAGTGTCAGGGAGAGGGGAATGGCTATTTTCATTCCGGTTTTAATCTGAGTTACGTATAAGCGGTTGTCAAAAACATCACTAAATTTCATATTTACGATATCCTCCCTACGTTGACCAGTAACGAGCGCTAAATCCATCGCGAGAGGGAACCATGCAGGCATATGCTCTGCTGCCGCTCGTGTGGCGTTATACGTTTCCAGTTGCAGGCGTTCCCTGGCCACCTTAATCTCTGGTATCCGGGTTGCTTCCACCGGGTTTTTCACGATATGCCCTTCGACAATAGCCTCTCTGAACATGTCAGATAGAACTGATCTCATTGCTCCCGCCATAGTGTTTTTTCCCTCGGTTATCCACGACTCAAGAAACTTGGCAATGTGCCTGGTTGTTACTTCTGCCAGTATTATTTCCCCCATTTTTTCGCGTACGGTCGCTAATTGATTACCGCGAATCTTGTAGGTATTAACCGACAGACTCCGGCGCTGTAATAAAACCTCATAGCGATCAATCCATGCGGACACAGTGAATGAGTCAGTTCCTTTTAGCTTTTCAATAAGCGCCACTGGCGTGTGGTTTTGCGCTATGAAGTTGTTTGCCTCTATGGCCTGTGTGATAGCGTCCCTGCGGGCGATCTGACCGAGCGGAAATTCCTTGTCAGTTACCGGGTTACGCCAGAAAAAGAGTTACTGGACTTACGGTAGGTGAGGTTCCTCGGAAGGTTAGCATCGTACTTTTTTCGACTCACTGATCAACTTCTCCAGCTATGTTGCCATGCCATGTAGCGCAGTTCCGGCACACGGGCGCATCGCAGGTGAACATGGCTCGACATTTTGTCATGTGCCCGTGTTCATCCTCATCGGCATCCCAGCCTATGATCCCGTCACAAAGCAGGGTGGCCGGGGCGCCGCAGAACATACAGACAGGCTTCTTCATGCTGCAATTACCTCCCTCATTCAGGCTGCACGAATCCCGCCGCGTGAGCGGTGTTTAAACGCGTTTTTACGGTTAATTAATTATTCAGCAGGCGATCTTTATTCCTTAATACATTTAAACTCTTCCAGCGTGACTTTCTCTTCGCGTGATTTTCCGGCTTCAGTTCTGCCGGACAGCATTTTTTCACACTCGGCTTTATTCATTTTTTGTCAGAAAAACGAACCCAGTTTGTCGGGGAATTACCCGGCTTTTTGACGATGGCGGTTATTCTATATTTGTACATTAATAAAGCGCCTCCATTTCAGGCGGTCAGCGACCGCCAGCCTCCGTTATGCGGTCACGTTCTCTTCCACGCCAGCGTTTTCGACGACGCTGTACTCACATGTGATGACAGATGCATCAGCCGGATCGATAGTCAGCGTCTCCTTTTCGCCCATTGATACCGCGCGCTGGATCTCAATGGATACAGGCAGGTATTTGAACAGGCGGCGTATGGCGGTTTTTTTTGCCATTTCCTCCCAGTGAGTAACCCACGGGCCGTTGTTAACCGGATAAACATTTTTTCAGCGCTGGCGGAAACGGGAAACGGCGGAGCACTGCGAGAAATTCTCTGCACTGATCCCCGCTATTCTGGAGGCGATCCGCAAAAGTGCGCCGGAACTGCATAAACGAATAACGGCAGGGCAGAGCATTGAATACCTGCTTTCACAGCTTTTAAAAAAACCGCAGTGGCAAGCGCGGTACTTCTTGGCGCGCCGCTGGCGGATTTTGAGCGAAAGTGTGACGAGGCCATATATGCGTTACGTAGCGGTTATCGCCAGCAGTACCAGAGACATGACCAGTGAGTAATTTTTTATGTTTTCAGATCGCCCGGAAAAGAGCGTAGAGAGGCTTTATGGCCGCACTTCCATACATGCAGCTTTACATCGCTGATTATCTGGCGGACACCATGCACCTTTCTGCCGAGGAACATGGAGCCTATTTGCTGTTGATGTTCAATTACTGGCAGACCGGAAGAGCTATCCCGAAAAGCAGGCTGGCAAAAATTGCTCGGATTAGCAGTGAACGCTGGGGGGCTGTGGAAGAGTCCCTGAGAGAATTTTTCATTGATAACGGCACTGAATGGATTCATGAGCGTATCGAAAATGATCTCGCTGCGGTCAGGGATGTTCTGGCGAAAAAGTCGGCAGCAGGGAAAGCATCTGTTCAGTCCAGAAGGAACAGGAAGAAAACGCAGGCCGCCAGTGGAAGTAACACATGTTCAACAGGTGTTGGTTCGGTGTTTAAACAGGAAGCCAACAAAAAGGGAACTAATAAAGATATAGATCTAAAAGAATTAAACCTCACACATAACGCGCGCGCGAGTGCTCCGGTTAGTCAGCCTGGAATTATGGAACAGCCTGTCGTGACTGAACCGGAATACCGGGAAGGCCTGAACGAGCCGATCGGGAAATTCTCAATGATGGATGACTGGCATCCCTCGCTGGATTTCCGACAACGGGCCGCCCAGTGGGGCGTTGCGTTACCAGAGCCGGAGTATTTACCTACGGAGCTTGTCGCGTTCAGGGATTACTGGACGTCGGAGGGAAAGGTGTTCACACAAATCCAGTGGGAACAAAAATTCGCCCGTCACGTAAACCACGTCAGGGCAAAGGCGAAACCAGCCAGTAGGGGAGAAAGCCATGCAGAAATCCAGCCAGACAGTACCGCATCGCGGGCAGTACAGCAAATCAGGGCAGCCCGCGTGCAGTGGGAACGCGAAAATGGGATCGTCAGCGACGGAGACGGCCTGGCGACTCTGGGAAGTCATGGGGGAAATTTATTTGAACCGATGGACGCAGAAGAACGGCGCGGCACCTTCGAAGCTGTGGGTGGCCCAGATTGGGGCGATGACTGAGCGCCAAATCCGGCTGATTTGTCAGCAGTGTATGGAGCGATGCCGGGCGGCTGAGACATGGCCGCCGGACCTGGCTGAGTTTATTTCGCTGGTTTCTGAAAGCGGAGCTAATGCGTTTGGTCTCACAGCCGATGCGGTGCTGGCGGAATATCGTCACTGGCGTAACGAGTCCTGGCGCTACTCCGGCAGTGATAAATATCCGTGGCCTCAGCCGGTTCTGTATCACATCTGCACCGAGATGCGCAGAACGGGCGTTGAGCACCAGATGACGGAAGGCGAACTGAAACGACTTGCAGAACGGTTACTGGCGAAGTGGACAAAACACGTCGGTAATGGTTCCAGCATACCGCCGGTACGCCGTCAACTGGCAGCGCCGCGCCATCCGGCAGGGCCAACCCCGGCACAACTGATGATGGAAGAATTCAGACGGCGTAAGGCGGCGGGAAGGCTTTAACCGGGGGGACTTATGAGCAGAAATTACACACCGGCACAGAAAACTGAAATACAGAAGCGCCTGACGGAACTGGTACGAACTCACGGTCGGATGACGTTTGGAGAACTGCGGAAGATAACGGGGTTAACCATTTTTACAGCCCGCCACTACCTGGAAAAGGCGGAAAGTTGTGGGGATCTGTATCAGGCCGGGAGAAGCGGTATTTTTCCTTCGGAACAGGCTTTTCGGCTTTGGAAGCAGAAACGTGAAGATGCCAGGGTTACCCGCTTTCTGAAAACGCCGGAAGGTGTGGTGAGTTCCTACGACCGGACCAGAAACGTTATCTGTACGGAGTACCCCAACAGCCTTCGCAGGACAATGCAACGGCGGGTCCGCGAATGGAAGTTGCAGTACGGTGCTGAGCAGGAGGTCATGTTCCGCCAGCGGCATCAGCCCGGGCTGCGTGGCCTGTCGGACTTTACCGAACTGAAAGGTGTAGTTGTCACCATCGCCGGTAATTTGTTGGCGCATAAGCTGTATCACTTCCGCCTTGAGTGGAGCCACTGGAGCTGGATGCGGGTGGTGCTGGGCGGGGAAAACTTCACTGCTTTAGCTGAAGGTCTGCAGGAAGCGCTCGGTCAGTTAGGTGGCGTACCGGCAGAGCACAAAACTGACAGCCTGCGGGCGGCATGGAAACAACAGGGTGAAGACGGACGACGCGAACTGACAGAGCGTTATGCAGCGCTCTGCCGGCACTACGGCATGCAGGGTGTGCACAACAATGCTGGTCGGGGCCACGAAAATGGTTCGGTAGAAAGCGCTCACGGCCATCTGAAAAGACGTATCCGTCAGGCGCTGATCCTACGAGGCAGTAACAACTTCAGTACGCTGGAAGAATACCAGGCCTTCATCACTCAGCAGGTTATGCGGCACAACCGCAATAATCAGGATCTGGTGAAGGAAGAACGTCCCCATTTGAAGCCGCTGCCCCTTCGCCGCAGCGCCGACTACGACGAACTGACGGTGAGGGTCAGTAGCAGCAGTACCATCAACGTGAGGCACGTCATCTACAGCGTGCCTTCCCGGCTGGTTGGCCAGTTGCTACGGGTCCGCTTATGGGACGATCGCCTGAGTTGTTACGTGGGCATCAATGAGGTCATGAGCTGTCCCCGGGTCAGGCCTGAAAAAGGGAAGACGCGGGCCCGACGTATCGACTTCCGGCATGTGATCGACAGTCTGGCGAAAAAGCCCGGTGCGTTCTGTCATGCAACACTGCGAAATGACATCCTGCCGGACGATGAGTGGCGGAGGCTCTGGCGTCGCCTGTGTAACCATCTGGAGCCTGATATGGCGGGCAGGCTGATGGTGCACGCCCTGAAACTGGCAGCAGGATAGACGATATCTCGTTTGTGGCAAAAGGTATGGAGCAGATGCTGAACACCCCGGGAGACGTGGATCTGCACCGGCTGATGCGCTTCCTGGGGATAAAGGAAAAGGAGTTGCCGCCGGTCAGCGTGGTACAGCACAACCTGAGCAGTTATGAGCAACTGCTGCGTGGCAAGGGAGGTCTGCAGTGAGCAATATCCATCACCTTGAACGCAGCCTGCGTAAACTACGCCTGACACGTGTTGGTGCGGAATGGCATGCGCTGGAAAAACGGGCGCTGGCGGAAGGCTGGACCCCGTCGCGTTATCTGCTGACGTTATGCAATGAAGAGCTACTGTGGCGCGAGAGCGAAAAGCTGCGTCGCTATAAAAAGGAGGCGCGGTTGCCGGTGGCCAAAACGTTGAACGAATACGACTTCAGCCAGGTGCCGGAACTGAACGGCGCTCAGTTCCGGCAGCTCTGCGAAACGACAGACTGGGTTGATGCGGGTGAAAACGTCCTGCTGTTCGGCGCCAGCGGGCTGGGAAAAAGCCATCTGGCGGCAGCGATCGTGGATGGCGTTGTAGCCCAGGGCTACCGGGCCCGGTTCTACAGCGCCGGAGAGTTGCTGCAGGAGCTGCGCAAAGCCAGAGCGCAGCTGAAACTGAATGAGCTGTTACTGAAACTGGATCGCTACCGGGTGATAGTGGTGGATGACCTTGGTTATGTCAAACGCGACAACGCTGAAACGGGGGTGTTGTTCGAGTTAATCGCACATCGCTACGAACGCGGGAGCCTGGTGATCACCAGTAACCATCCGTTCAGCACGTGGGGCAGCATCTTCGTGGATGAGACGATGGCAGTGGCGGCAGCAGACCGGTTGATCCATCACGGATATATGTTCGAACTGAAGGGAGAAAGCTACAGGAAAAAGACGGCGAAGGCAGTAACCAGCGCGGCTTAACGCCGCACTAAAGGATGCGGCCAGCATAGTTGGCGCCAGTCGGCAAAACTAGTTGACGTCTAATACTCGTTGACTCAGATCGCTCAGTTTGCGGATATGATGCACTTCGAAAGGGCCATCATTTGTCCCACAGCATTCACAGGTCTGAGCCAGTAGCCTGGATATCAGTTCGCTGCGAACCCCGTTAAATATCTGCTTCGGGTTATCGGAGATCACTGTATCTTTCTGCCATGCCAGAGACAAACCGCCAAATGTAGCGACCAGCGGTCTTTTTCCTTGCCCTTTGTGCCGGACTATCTGTAATGCCTTGATAGTCTTATCACCAACCGTAACCTCGGTTTTCAGGCTTCTGACGAGGCGGCTTACCGTTGTTCTGTGTTTGTTCGCCAGCGTTCCCAATAAGGATTTTCGCATGACTCGATGAACATTCCACAAACGATGGGCATTAAATCCCATCAGGTAATACTGGACAAATCCCCTGTACTCAGCCTGATATTGTGCAACTATGCTATAGTCATCATGATACAAGCGTTCGGGCCGATGGGAAGGTTTCCCATTCCGCATATATTTCTGGCATTGCTGCCTGATTACCTCTACCGGAATTTTCAGACGTACTACACCATTGATACAGCGTTGTCCCCGGTGGTCCTGCTTGGTCATAGCGTCAAGTGTGACTACTTCATAACCAAGAAAACGTGCAGCTTCAGTGCGGGCATGTGTAATCAACGTCTTTTCCGTAGACATCTCCAGTTTCAACGTATCATGCAAAAACGGACGAATTGCCTACTTTATTTCTTCAGCCTCATGTCTGGGGCCGCTGAAACCCAAAAGAAAATCATCCGCATACCTGACATACCACAGCCTCCTGAAATCCGGATCTTCAGGGTCACGAGACGGCATATGTTGTGCCTGTAGGCACAACATTTTGGCCCGTTGATACTCACCCTTGTCCCCGGCATGTCTTGAGGCATTAAGTAGCGCCTTATAAGGCGGATAATTTCTGCGACGTTCACCCTGATTATATTTCGGAAGCAAAACATCCTCTACAAAGCGATCCAGTTTATCCAGACAGATATTACTGAGTAACGGGCTGCACACTCCACCCTGCGGGGTTCCGCTGAGGGTTTTGTTATATTGCCAGTCTTCAAAATATCCGGCGCGGAGCATACTGGACACGAGGTGTATCAATCGGTTGTCATGAATGGATTCGCGAAGGATTGGTAGCAATACATCGTGGTCAATGTTATCAAAACATCTTTTGATGTCCCCTTCAATAAACCATTTTACACCCCGCCACTTATGCGTAATCTCCCGTAACGCGGAATGGCAGCCACGACCGGGACGAAAGCCAAAAGACAGTGCACTGAATCGCGGTTCATAGTAAGCTTCCAGCTTCCTGAACCTGCTTATCTGACCATGCTGGTAATCCAGGAGGACGTTTCCCTTTCTTTTTAGGAAGATACGTCCTTCTTGTTGGAGTCCAGCGCCAGGCTTCCCGACGCATTACGTCGATTTTCTCCAGCGACATGGCGTCCACTGTTTCATTGTTACTTCCCGGGGTCATAGCCCCTGAATTACGGTAGAGTTTTCCATAAGCACGCAGGTAGAGGTCCGCCCGATAAAGCTGCCGGTAGACTCCCTCCAGAGGCAGTTGCCTCCTGCCACGATCGGAATAGACGGCCAGTATATTTTCGGCTGTTGCCATTTCGGTTTCCTTAATATCAAGTCGTCAGACACCTGTGATCCTTCGCCATGTAATGGGCTTTCCCCATCGCTGACTACTACGATCACTCCGTTACCATAGGCCTCGCGGCCCACAGGTGATCCCGTGTTCGTATGAATTGAACGTACTGGCACAACGTAGGTTCCCATTTCGACACCTTGAACGATCTCGCTGACCGTCGTTTGGCAGAGGAAGATTTCGGCTGGCGAAAGTTGTACCAACCTGTCCTGCCAACACAGCCCTTACATACCGTGGCTGTGGATGTGCGCGTTCCATCACTGGTGTCTTGGGTTCAGGCAATGCGGCTTTAACCTTATTGCGCGGGTCTTGCGAGACAACCGGTCTGGTATGTTCGCCGGTTCCACGCTTCTCAGCCATGCTCATGTCCCTTAAGGTTTTCACCATCCGGTAAGGCTGATGACCCAGAAGTGTTTCTTCCGACGCCTCCTGCTTGCAGCAGGTATTCAATTCACCGCTTTCACGGCGTACCCTTTCAGCGCATCCGGCTCTCCATTTAAACACTGGCGATATCCCCGCCCGATGGGGCGAAGCTTAACGCGCAAATTGGTAAATTCACGCTGCACGCGATTAGCGATAACCGTAAATTCCGCCACTCAGCGACCAGGAACCACGGATGAGCTCCAGCAGCTGTTGGTTATCCTTTTCTCCGGAGGATTCAGGGTAATTGTCACGAACGGTGCAATAGTGATCCACACCCAACGCCTGAAATCAGATCCAGGGGGTAATCTGCTCTCCTGATTCAGGAGAGCTTATGGTCACTTTTGAGACAGTTATGGAAATTAAAATCCTGCACAAGCAGGGAATGAGTAGCCGGGCGATTGCCAGAGAACTGGGGATCTCCCGCAATACGGTTAAACGTTATTTGCAGGCAAAATCTGAGCCGCCAAAATATACGCCGCGACCTGCTGTTGCTTCACTCCTGGATGAATACCGGGATTATATTCGTCAACGCATCGCCGATGCT